TACCAGATTTAAGAGGACGATTTGCATTAGGTAAAGATAACATGGATAACGGAAATCAAATTCCGAGTATAGATAATGTTGCAATTTTAGTAGATGCAGGCGGCGGCTCGGCTAACCGAGTAACAGCAGATGTTGCAGATGTAGTAGGAGCCGCAGGCGGCTCAGAATTAACAACATTAGAACTTAAACATTTACCTGATCATAAACATAATTTAAACAGTGGATTCCAACAGTATTATGCTTCAGGATTACCTGGAGCAGGTGCAGACTCAAATGCAGTACCGGGTTTAGGTATGCCAACTACTAGTACTGGTTCTGGATTACCAGATAGTGGAAGCGTAAAATCTAACACACTAGGTGAGGCTTTTGTAACTATGAATCCATATTTAACAATTAATTATATAATTTTTACTGGTAAACTATAATGAGCTATACTATAAACAAAACAAACGGGGATGTACTAACAGAGATAGTCGACGGTTCTATTGATCAACTATCTACTGATTTAACATTAATTGGAAAAAACACTAGTGCATACGGTGAATTGTTTAATGAAAATTTTGTACATATATTAGAAAATTTTGCAAACACATCTAGCCCCAACAATCCGATACAAGGTCAATTATGGTATGATACTAGCGAAGGTAGATTAAAAGTTTATGATGGTGCTGGATGGAAGGTGTCAAGCGGCACTGTTGTTACTCCCACTATACCTACATTAACACAAGGCGATTTGTGGATTGACAGTACTAGACAACAGTTATATTTTAACGATGGATCGTCAACGTTATTAGCAGGTCCGATATACAACGCTCAACAGGGAGTTAGCGGATTCCAAGTTATAGATGTAGTTGATGTTAATTCTTTAAATCATACAATTGTATTAATGTATGTAGCGCAGACTTTAATTGGGATTTTTTCTAAAGACAAATTTACCCCAGTCGCCCCACTTGCAGGATGGTCGGGTTCTCTTTGGAGTGGTTTTATTACTTACGCTCTAGGCGACCGTGTAATTTATGTAGTCGATGGTAAACCTTTAAGCTATGAAGTATATTCAGTGCTTACCTCTGGACCCAATATTGGATATGTCGCTCCGGGAGTAACACCCGCCGACGGAACATTCTGGAAGGAAATTTTTATTAATCCGGGATTTAATGCGGGATCAGATACTGACGTAAAATTCCACGTAGCCTCAACTCAAGCAGATAGTTTGATTGCTAGTGACGGAACAGTTAAAACTCCAAGCAGTTTCTTGTCGTCAACAGATGACACTACCACTGCAATTGGTAGTGTCATTATTCAAAATGATACTCCGTTAAAATTAGGTCCACAACAAAATTCTGAAATATTTGTTGATAACAATTTGTTTTCGATAGTATCAAACACTATTAATCAAGATTTTTCTATAGTAACTCAAAGTGGCACTGGTCTAGTAAATTCTGTGTATATTGATGCGCAAAATCAACGAGTGGGAATATTAACAACTACTCCTACTACTACATTAGATGTAACAGGCGATGTTAGAATAACTGGAAATCTTACAGTTGAGGGATTAGCATCAAATATTAATTCAACAAATTTAATTATTGAAGATAAAAGAATTGAGTTAGCGACTGTAGATGAGATTTTAAATATATCCGGCACGATATCTAGCAGTTTAGCCACAACAACGATAATAGGACTGCCCAGTGTTACTGGTCTACTTGCAGGCCAGGCCCTAACAAAGATAGCAGGAGCTGGCGCATTTGGACCTAATGCTAAAATTGTTAGCATTAACAGTACAACAGAAATTACCATCGAGGCAGACTCTGCAAATACCGCAGGTGCTCTTAGTTTCAGTGTTGGCGGCTCAACTGATAGTACAGCGGACGGCGGAGGCATACTGGTACATGGTTTAAGTGATAAGTCTTTTCAGTGGGATTTAGATACAGATTCTTGGGAAAGTTCTGAAAATATTAACTTACTTGCTGGAAAAACATACAAAGTTAATGGATTTTCAGTATTGAGCCAAAGTTCATTAGGCATCACAGTATCAAGTGCTCCGGGATTAACTAGTGTTGGCGCCCTAACTACGTTGCAAGCAGGTTATTTAAATGTTGCTAACAGCACATTGTCTTATGTAAATCCATCAGTTAGTGATGGAACAATATATATTGTTCCTAAAAATAACGGAACAGTTGACGTTAGTTCAGCAAGAATAACAAATTTACAAGATCCGGCAAGCGATTTAGATGCAGTTAATTTACAAACTATGCGGTATGTGGTTACAACTTATCCTCAAAGTTTTTCAATTAACCAGGGAGCATTGTCAGATGCTACAATTGCCGCAACTATTGTAACAAAAATGTGCCCCCCAATTGAGCATGAAAACGATGCTAAAGTACGAGTTTGGTGCTTAGATACACTGGTAGCAAAAGAGTTCACTTTAGTCAGCGACCAGTGGGCTTGGACAGCGGATTTGTAACAGCCAAAGTAGCATAAATACAAATAATAAGGAACGAGCGAACATGCCATACGCCATAAACAAATACAGCGGTACACTAATTGCAACAGTTGCCGACGGAACAATCGATAATACTACTGATCTTAAAATAATTGGTAAAAATTATGCCGGATACGGCGAAGTGCAGAATGAAAATTTCTTGTATCTACTTGAAAACTTTGCAAACAATAATCCTCCTCCACGGCCAATACAAGGTCAGTTGTGGTTTGATGCTAGTCTTAGTAAATTAAAATTTTATGATGGCGCTAAATTCCGCACAACTGGCGGTGCCGAAATTGGTGGTACTGAGCCTACGGGATTAACCGTTGGCGATTTTTGGTTCGATACTGATACTAAACAACTTAAAGCATGGAACGGCGCCGGCTTTACCTTGATTGGACCGCAAGCCGGCGAAGGAGCAGGCGTCACAGAAATGCAATCATTGGCACTTCGTGATAGCACTGGAGCAACACATGATGTTATTGCTGGCAAAATAAACAATCAAACCGTCTTTATTATTAACAAAGATCAAGGCTCTAATGCAGATGATTCATGGACATTGCAAACACCATTTGATGGATTTACAAAGATATATCAAGGTCTTACACTAGCGTATGCTAATGATAATGCAAATCCAGGGCAATCAACAGACTATAAATTCCATGGAACCGCAACCGACTCGGACAGATTAGAAGGATATACAGCTAGCGACTTTATTTTATCAGATGCGGCCGAATTTGGGGCAACTGTAGCATTTTCTGATACTGGTTTTACTGTAGGATCTACACCAAGGTTTAGACTATTTAATTCTGGACAAACTCCTACATTACAAAGTCAAAATACTACTATCAATTTTCAAACAACAGTTTCGGGATTAACAAAAACTCCATTAAGTTTAGTGGGGGTTGATGTTATACCTGGAGTTGACAACGCTACAAATCTAGGTACTGCTACACAAAGATTTAAAACTATATATGCAGTGTCTTTAGAAGGAACTGCATCCAAGGCAAATCAACTAGCAGTAGGCGCTGATTTTAGAAATGCAAGTTCGATATCAAGTTCTGGAACTATTGTAGTTAGAACAAGTGCCGATGAGACAATTAACGGCGTAAATATTTTAGCAGGAGCAGTTAAAGGTACATATTTTGTTGGTACTGCAACTAGTGCAAACTACGCTGACTTAGCTGAAAAATATCTAGCAGATGCTGAATACGAAGTAGGTACTGTTATGTCAGTTGGCGGAGCATTTGAAGTAACAGCCTGTCAAGAAGGTGATAGAGCATTAGGTGCTGTTAGTGATAAACCAGCCTATTTGATGAATTTTGAATTAGAAGGCGGCACAATTGTTGCACTAAAAGGCCGTATTCCAGTTAAAGTATCCGGTACTATTAAAAAAGGTGATCAATTAATTGCAGGCAAAGACGGTACTGCACAAGTTGGCATTCCACATGCTCCGGGTGTATTTGGTATAGCATTAGAAACAAGTGATGATGCCGGCATCAAACTTGTCGAATGTGTTATATTATAAAAATAAATAATTCAGGTATATAAAGGATAAAAAATGGCTGGCCAATATTCTGCAATTCTAGCAACGGACTATAACGTCATACAATCGAAAGTGGCATTAGTGCTAGGACCAGGATCTGGTAACACTGGGTACGGGCAACCAGTATCTAGTAGTCAAGTAACAAGCAGAACTAATGCTACCTATGCTCAATGGAATAATCTTAGAGCTGATTTATTAAAAGCTCGCCAGCATCAAACAGGCAACGATATGTCTGCTTTTTTAAATGTTGCTAGCGCACTTGAAAATATTACAGAAGCAGATCGTTTAGCATTTAACGAACTGGCAAACGAAGCACAAGACCAAACAAATCGATTAATAACTCCACCGGCTAGTCAAGCAACTAGAGAAAATTTAGTAGGAGTACAGCAACGTGCTACACCTTGGCAAGGTAGTTTAACACAAACAGTAACAGTTACTTTTGATACTCCTAATTCTGCTAGATACTTTTTTAATACAGGTAGCCAAGTAGAATTCAAAGCCGCTAGATCTCTAGGAACATCAAACACTAAAAACAATACGTGGACTACTATGTTTAGTAGTATGGATACTATTACTTTTACACACAATTCGACCGAGTGTAGTGGTACAGGCGATCCTGCCGCGACTATTGGCTACTACGAATTAGATACTACTGATAAACTTATATTTCAAAAATTAGCCCCGAGTGGCGCCTATGCAAATAATAGATATTTTATCTTAGCTAGAAAAGGAAATATAGGACTAGAACAAATTATTTTTACAATAGGTATGCAAGACGCAGCCGGCGGTCCAGTTGATGAGAATCCGGACGGTCTTCTAACATCTACAGTACAAGTATATTATGCTACAGGTGATAACGTATCAGTATCTAAACCACCAGCAACTACCACTGGTTTGGCATAATAAAGGAATTTCATGGCAGCGGGACAAGGTAATAAAATTGAATGGACGGACTATAACGCAATTCAAAGTGTAATTGCTCCGGTTCTTGGAGCCACAGCTACAGGATCAGGATCTACAGGGTACGGGCAATCTGTTGCCAGTAGTCAAGTCACCCAATATGCAAAAATAACCAACACTCAATGGGCTAACTTACGTACTGATATATTACGTGCCCGCCAGCATCAAACTGGTACTGATTTATCTAGTACTTTAGCAGTTCCCTATTTTGATATTACAATAACACAAACTGCGATCAATACAAATTTACTTACTACGGGCACTACGTCTCAACTAGCAGTTAATAGTCCAATTATATTTGTTGGAGACTCGTTGCTAGGCGGGGTACAAACTAATTACACTTACTACGTTAAAACTATCGAAAGTGCAACAACATTTACAATATCTTCTAACCAGGGTGGTGGCGTATTTACGTTAAGTACCGGAATTGGATCAATGATTTGTAGATTTGGTGGGACAAAGATTACAGAAACAGATCGCGCCGCATATAAAGCTCTTGCTGATTTAGCATCAACTAATAAATTAACTGGAGCGACAGGTGCTAGTGCATTACCGGCAACACAATCTACTAGAGAAACACTGTATAATGATAGTTATCTTAATGCATGGAATGGCGTATTAACCGTAACATCTACGGTACAATTTACCAGCTATGATGCTGCCAGATACTTTTTTAATGCTAGGGGCCAACTAGAACTATTCACTGGACGAAATGACGGGTCCGGCGGATTAAAAAATGCAACATGGACTACCATGTTAGACAGCGTTGCAGGTATGGGTATAGTTTATTTTTCTTATAACACAACAGTTAATAAACTAACTAACGGGAACACTGGATCTGGGTCACCTCAAGCCGTAGGATTTTATAATCTCACTACATCTGATATATTGATTTTTGAAAGATTAGCCCCAAGTGGTGCTTATGCAGATAACAAGTTTAGAATATACGCAAAACTTACTGACGGTAATGCCGGAGCCGGGTCTAATGCTTGCATACAATTCACACTAGAATGGCGTGATGATTCTCTCAACCCAAATCCAACA